CGCTTCCTATAATGAATCCATCGACTATGGGCTCAAGTGTTGTAACTGTGCATTGCATCGCATTTGGGCTGATTTCCCACTTCAATCCCTGCACTTGCAAGGTCTTGACAATAGTAGAGCCATCAGGCTGGATGTTGGAAATCCTGACGTTAGTGAAGTAGTCCAAGCCAATCATGGTATCTGTTGGTACTGCTGGGTCTAATAGATCAACAGTCATGGCATCGATGCGGATTGTTGTCTCTGCTCTTGTTGCCACATAGGTGGCAGCAATGTTGAGGGCATTGGCGTCTGAGTCAATAACCAAGTCTTGCGCTGAATATTGGTGCTGAAAGTACTTAATTGCACTAGCGGAGTTGATGTAAATCTGAGGACTGCCGCCTACCCGCTGGATGCTTGCCTTGTTAATAATGAGCTTGTCATCAAAGGCAAAGACAAGGTTCTTATAGGGAATCCCGCCGGTCTGGTTAAACTCAATAGGTGTGCCAGAAATAGACGATGCTACTTCGTTGCGACTCTTAAAGATTGCTGTGCCAGCTCCGTCAAAATAGAAAGCGCCCTGCTCGGAAAACTCTGCATTTTTAATAGCATCGAGGGAAGTGCGAAGGGTTCCTGGGTCGGCTTGACATGACGACTGCCCTGTAGCAATAGTTCTCATGCTTGCTGGAAATTCCACCTGATTTAGAATTTTGCCTATGCGAGTGCCCGTTGTTTGACCAGCACCGGAGTCTGTCACAGTCGTGACTTGAGCAAGGTTGAGCAGCCTAAATCCGTCCGCCGCGTAAATATCGACATACCCGACATTCTCTGCTTGATCATAGAAATAGCGATACTCAGTTGTATAGCCTGAGAATAGAAACTCCTGCGCTGTGGCTGTTGTTGCTGATACACGAATTTTACGTAGAGGCACGAGAAATGGATAATAGATAGAGTTTACATTTTGAGGGTTCCACGATCCATCGTTGTCATAAACTCGTACGACTGCTGTGCCAGCCTGATAGGTGTCTGACTGGATGTTACGACCATGATCGATGGTGATGCTGCGAACGTTTGGAGTAAGGTCAACAATAGGCTCGGGAACTGTAGAGCCAGCAAGTGTCCCAGTACCTAGAATTCCATACTTAGCGTCACCGATGGTAAAGGGATAACCAAAGGTTGCACCTGATGAAAAGTCGAAGGATACCGAGATATTTGCTGGCAGCGCCATGACTATCGACCAGTTCTATTTACTGATGATCCGATGCCTGACAATGATGAGTCTTGAAGTGTTTGCGCTACTGCTTTGCCGTCAATCTGGACGACAACTGGGCGGTTTAAGGCTGCAACTGCCATAGCCCACGGAGTGTCTGATCCAAACTGTGAACTCATGCCGCCGCCACTAGAAGGAAGAGAAGCTACGTTAGTCGATACAGGTCTTGTAGTTTCTGCTGCCTGTCCGCCGAACATCCACGGAGAAGCTGTCTTCTCTAAGTCTGCAAGTGTCGCGCCTACTGATAGGTTCGCGGCTATCTGTGCGTTGCTTACTCCCACAGTACCTACATAACCACCAATGGCTGTGCCGCTTGTCGATACAACTTTACGAGCCTTTTCCATAAGCATGTCTAAGTAAGCATCCCATGAAGCAAAAGGATTTTTAGCATCTGGAAGGCTGGCAAGATTGCGGGCGACTGCCTCTGTGAGCCCTTGAGCCTTAGCAATCTCGTAAGTTAGTTGCTGTGCTTGCTTGGTGTTGCCTGTGATTAGCGCAAACTGTAGCTCTACTCGCTTGCGATCCTCGTCAGATAACTGACCTTTAAGTGCAGCAATAAGTTGAACCTGCTCTAAGTCAAAGATTGAGCCAGCCTTCTTGAGTGCGGCTTGCTTTTTTTGCTCGGCTGTTAATGCCTTAGTTGCCTTGAGTTGAGCATCTTGTAATTTTTTTTGCTGTAACTGAAACTTCTTTTCGGCTGCGGCGCTTGAATCGTAAAGGTTAGCCTGTGCTCCACCCATAAAGCGGCGACCGGCTCTTGGACGATCCTGTGCTTGATTACCTAGTCTATTGAGTAATCCCGTAAAGCCAAGATTAAAGCCGCCGGAAATAATGCTGCCTATTGCACCGCCAGCAACCTTGTCATTGAGCTGGGTAATCTTTGAGACGAGGACTCCCATGCCGCGAACTGTGTCCGCTGTGTACTCTGCAAGTGAACCCATTGCATCTGACACGTTTTCAATATCACCGGATTTGCCGCCAGCGATTACTAAAGCATCTACTAAGCCTTTGCCAATTACTTCTTTTGCCGTCTCTGATGCCACCTTTAGAACGTCTAATTTGCCAGCGTATGTGTCCAAGTACGCTGCGTTAGCGCCGGAGAATTGATTAGCAAAGCGCTGCTGCACCTCTGTAAATGAAATGGTTGTCAGTTGTGCCTTGCTTAATCCGAGGTTGTACTTACGCAACCCACGAGTATTGCCGTTGTAGGCATTGGCTAGGTCTTGTGCAACTGTACTGAGTGCAATACCGCTACCGCGTGAGCCTTCGATTGCTAGGCTGAGAAGCTCCTGCGACTTGGTAAGTGATCCGGTTGTAGTAAGCAATGCCTGAAACGCTGGGCGCAGTTCATCGTCCACGATTGCGCTGCTTGCCTGTAGGCGGTCGATGTAGTTGTTAATCTGTGGCTGAGCAAAGGCTAGACCGAGGTTATTGACCGCTGTAGTTAGCTGTGAGACTGCGCGTTCTTCTTCAATGAAAGCCTGAACTGATGCCTTGCCGTATGCAACAATCTTGGTAATGGCAAAGACTGAGGCAATTTGCTTGCCTAGTTTATTAACTGCTTTATCTAGTGAGCTAGTGGCTTTCTGCGCCTTTGTAAAGGCTGCTTTGCCGGTGAACTCGGAAGCAATGTCAACTCTTAAATCTGCCATCAGACTGGTCTCCTAGCGTTGAACTTTGCTGCCTATGTTTCTATTGCTTTGATGACTCCGGCTGTAGCCTTGCCACGATCTTCTTCAAAGGCTCTGAAGATTGCGCGACCTGTCATCTTTTGACCTTCGCCAGTTAACTTGCCGCCTAGTTTTGGAGTGAAGTTGCCTACTACTCCAGACTTGCGACCGGCTGTCTCGTAGATTGCTCCAGCGGATGACTTGTTAAAGATGGAAGCCAAAGCTCTAAAGCCTGAACGATTTGCCTTGCTTGGCGATGACTTGTAACTGATGCCTCGGCTTGCAACTGTCTTGTCATAGAAGCGAGTAGCCCAGCGACCTTTAGCGCCTTCGCGCTTAAGCCAGCCTGAAGGCACGTCGTTGTTAGAAGGCAAGAAGCCTCTAGCGTTTCGAGTCACCGGCTTGAGAAAGTTAGCAATCTCTTTAGTGGTTTCTTTTGCCAAGTCCGGCTCAAAGTTGCGTAAGGCTTTACGAAGTGCGACCGCGCCTTGCAGTTTTACTGGCATCGCTTCGCTCCTTCGCTATGTCCCTAAGGACTTCTATATGTGCCTTAAACGCTACCGCCGGAAGTTCGACAATAGTTTGGAAGGGAACTCCATACTCGTAACTCAAGCGAGCTGCGAGATAGGTGAGGGAGTTCCGATCTACCCTAAAGGGTCAGACTCTAAGACCTCAACTGACTTGAGTGTCTCGAGAAACGCTTCCCCGAAAGGTTTGACTGTTTCACCCGAACGTCTAATTGCTTCCCAGCAGAGCCAGTAAACGTCTGACTGCTTTTGGTCTTCTATCAGAGCTTTGTGAAAGCCCTTCTTGGCATATTGTTCAAAGCTATATTCAAGCACCGGAGTTATCTCGAACTCTTGTACCTGTCCATCAGCCCTTGTTACTTTGAGTTTTGCCATGTTAGCCCCTTAGTTAGTTTTTTAGAATGAACCTGTTGGTGATACTGCAACTGTACCGGAGACGTTGAAAGTAAGGCTCTGTGTTGAGAGATCGCCTACCGCGCCGTTGATGTCTGTTGTGTTGTTGATAAGGCATGTAGCTGTGTAAAGCGGGTTAGTCGCTGACACTGCTGTTCCCTTTTGCTGAAGCAATACAATAGGAACGTTTGTTCCCCATGCTGCCTGTAGTGTTGCAAGAACGTTAGATGTTGCTGTGTCGTTCAAGAAATCAATTGTGATAGATGATGCTTCAAGACCCTTAACGAACTTGTGTCCTGTGTCACCCATCGCTGTAACTTCGAGTTCATCGAAGCTGCGGTTAAGTGTTACTGATGTAACGTGGTCAGAAAGGTCAACAGAATTAACCTTGACGCCTACGTTGTTGCTCATGAATACTGCCATTTAGGTTATTCCTCGTCCTTCTTGTTAGTTGGTTGTGTTGCTGGTTTTTCTGCTGCTGGTGGAAGCTGACCAATCTTGATTAGAAAGTCGGCTTGCTCCTTTGTCCAATCGTCCATCGATTAGCTCCATTCCGTTAGGGTACTGATTGCAATGTCGCAAGTCAGTAAATCTCCAGAAGCGATTGACAAGACGCTTGGCGCGCTGACGCTTCCTACTCTAAAAACAATGCTGGACGCTTCAAGTAGTGCAAAGACCCGAACTATGTCGGCTTCTATTCCAGCAAGGTTGCCCGCATTGTCAAGCAATGGGACAAGGATGGTAAGTCTAAAGTTATCCATTGGTGCAATAGATGTGTAGTCATAGTTGCTAGGCACAATGTAAGGATCATCGGGAGTGACGATAAGGCTATTGGCAATATGCGTAGCCGGTGGAAAACTAAA